CTATAATACATACTGGGGGACAACCCCACAACTCTTCAAATGCTTGGACTTCTTCATCTATATCCTGCAATGTGGGACTAGATTCAAATGACCATACTACGTGACTACTCTTAGATAGTGTAGCCTTAGTCCATCCAATATCATTCTTTAACATCTGTTCTACATCTCCTTGGCTTTTGCCAGAGATCATAGAGGCTAAACGCATAGCCATAGTATGAGCGTTGGTATCTGCTGATATGTACAGCGTAGGTACCTTCATCTTTAATGCTAGCGCAAGTGCGAGCGTCGACTTTCCTGCTCCGGGTGCTCCCGCAAACATCGAAACTTCGGCACGCCGAATAATGATTTGGTTATTTTCAAACGCTTTGAACGGCGACGGGAGTGGTTCGCCACCGAGCGACGCACGACCAACTGATCTGACAAGCGTACGCATGGATTACCTTTCTGATTAATAAAGAAGAGCCGTATCCAGATGGAGGGCTGACTACGACTCTGTCTCATTTTACCTTCAGCCAAGAAGGCTAGTTAACTGGCTTGCATTGTTCAGGACTTTGGGGTAATGAACATACCCACATAGCATATGGCTTACCAGTCTTAGAACTTATGCCTGACTTATGGATTCGAGCGCCGTGTGGACATGTAGGCGTCGCGGATAGGCCCGGATTGCTTGTCGGGGCTGGAGCGGAGGAGGTGGATGGCGGAGTGCTTGGCATTGAAGGCGGTGTCTCCAAAGGGGCTGTGTTATATGAAGCAACTACCAATCCTCGTACTGCTGCAATCTGTGGTGAGTAATCACCGATACCTTCTAAGAGAACACTAAGTTCATCAGCGGTATTGGCACGGATATTAATCATATCCCCACCTGGGGTCTTGTATGAAACCTGTAACTTCCAGTCTTCTGTTGACATGTTAACCTATCTTTCCTGGGTAGAATTCGCAATGCTCTGTGAGTCCACATAATACATTGCAGTTGTTTGTGTTAGGTAAGAATAGCCCAGCCTTACGTGACTTGTCAAAAATATCTACAATGTACTCAAGTTTGTCATGAGTAAACTCAGATAGGTCTATCGTATTTCCTGTGCTAAAGGTACGTGCCATGTAGTAATTACCCCACTTGACAGGCACACCGAACTGTTTCTCTAGTCCAACCTTGTAGAACCCCAACTGTAGGGGATTAGATGGGTAGCGTTGTGATGTTTTAAGATCCACAACTACCAACTCACCATCAACTTCAAAGACTCGGTCGATAACCATCTTGACATTTACACCTGCTATGTCTACTATCAGACCAAGTTCTATTGCTGGCTCCCCCTCAGGGGTAGTCCAGATCTTCCAATTAGGATTGTTAGCACGCCATTGGATGTAGGATTCAAGCCACTTAGGCCCTGCTGTTTGCCAGAATTCCACATTCTCTTTGTCAGGATTTAACTTAGTGGCTCTGCCACCTACGCGTGCATCAGTCAGATCTATCTCACCTAGGGATTCTTGCCATGCAACATCCCATAGTGTTTGCGTATCGTATAGTTTTTGATTAGTCAATTGTCACCCTATCGTAGTTCTCAGCAGCAAGGTGGAAGGCAGAACCTCCAACAGACCAGACGGAAGGCTTCTCTTTTAGTAGCATCAACCTACCTAAATAGTATTGATGACCGCAGGTCATGAAGGTATTAAGGGCTGAATATGATATATGTTCGGGTAGTGTATACTCTTCTAGTTTGATTGTCATGGCATCAGTATAGGGAATTATATTTATCTTGTCAAGAAAACCTTGACTATAGTAGATAGTCTGTCAAGTATATCTATAATTCTTGACATGATAGATTCTGTGTGTATAATTAATATATATAATATATAATACCCCGAAGGGGTATGTATACTACATAAGGAGTTATATGAATAAAGAGATATATTATGCTATAGTTCTAGGTATTGTAACATCAGATATAGTACGAGGGATCCATTGGATCCTAAGAGATAAGTACTGGAATTATTTAGATCGTAAAGAAGTCAAAGAGATTATTGCTAGGATAGACGATGCTACTAAGATCGTCAAAAAACCTAAGCCTACACCTAGGGCTAAGGCTAGATGAGTAGTATTCATACTACAATATCATCTACTCTATGGAATGAGTACAATGAGAACCTACCTGAGGCCCCATTCAGGATGGCTAACCTAATTGTAGACGCTCTCAGACGGGATGGACACATCCCAGAAGTGCCCGTTCAAGCCCCTGTAGTGACCCTAGAAACGACAAAAGACCCCGGTCTAGGGTGGGTACCTAGCCGGGGCTTGTCTTTGTCTTAAACTCGTACTATGCTTTACGTCCGTAATCTTTAGCGGACTTGTCTAAAGCCTTCAATGCTGGTCCCGCAAGGGATGCGATGAAGACAGAGGCGAGAGCCTTAGGGTCTGTCTGTCCTGCCATGTATAGGGCCAAGACTGAGGCTACTGCTGCTCGTAGATACGAGGTAGCCATTGCCTGAAACTTTGCTTTAGTGAGTTGATTCATTTGCTCTCTTTCTTTTTAGGGTTGGGCTTTAGTGCTGCTTTTACCTTATTAAGTTTTTTAGCGTCCCCTAACCAAGGAAACCAAGGGGAAGTATCAGTTCCCGCAGTCTCATTGATACTGACATGAAGATGAACTGGGTGAGAGTAACCATCAAAGTCACGATCGCCCTTCATCTTTGACCAAATGCGTCCTTGGAAAATCAAGTACTTCACACGTGGATCTTTCTGTAACTCTTTATACGCTACCTTGCAGTCAATCCCATTCTTAGGATCGTGACTTAGGTCACATGCAAACCCAGAGTTGTGGTCTGAGTTAGGGTTCTGCTTGATGTGTGCTTTAGATGGGAGTAGCCCATCCGAGGCTTTCAATCTCTTCGGGTACAATGCTGTCGCTTGTCTTAGTATCGCAATTGCAGCCGGTTGTGCAGCACGGGCTAAAGGTATCATTCGTAATCATCTCCATCTTCGAACCATTCTTCGCGTTGTTCTTCTGTCATTGGACGTGGGTCCCAGTTAATGTCTGGAATAATTTCTGTCATTTATCCACCAACAATCTGTAGATTTCATCTACTCGTAGTTCCAACCGATTGACTTGATCTTTTACTGACGAACCACCATTAGGTCTAAGTTCATTAAGGTAATGTTTAACCAACCATTTAATCATTAAAGCAAAGGTACCTACTAAGGTACAGATACTAATTGCGAAGGCAGCCCAGTCAGCAATGGTCATTATACGGTCCTTACGGTAATCTGTAGGATTCCACCGAAGCCATCAAAGCGTCTATCAGGTGGAGTCATGCGGGTAAAGGTTACTTCTTCTATCACTGCTTGTTGTGACTCACCAGTGGTTAAGTCTTGCCAAGTTAATACATCTCCAGATTGTTCTATCTGTTCAAGTAATCTGATGCGGTCGAAGGCTCTGCCTTCATATCCAACTACAGTATTAAAGCGGTCAGTTTCTATATCAAAACAATATGCAGGAAATTTAATTACTCTTCGGCGTGGTGTAGCAATAGTTGCTTTAGCCTGATAACCCTTGAAGGTAGGACCACTGCTTGTGGTTGTAGTATCACGAGATAAAGTAAACTTATATGCAAGAAACTCTTGTGCTGTTTGAGGGCTAGATGTGGTCACCTCTACTGGATTTACACCTGAGTTATAACTAATATGGTCAAATACGGTTTCACTTCCATCGGTTCCTGTAGCCACAGATGCAAGGGTGAAATCACCTACTTGAAAGTTACCACGTGCAATCAACCGCTTAAAGTTTTTAGGTTCTAATGTGCCATATCTAATCTTACCTGTAGTTAGATAGCCAGTTGTTGCTAACACAGTAGTAGATTGAATGGCAATACCATTGCTACCAGAAGTAGTAAATGCTATCTGGTCTGAGTTACCTACAAAGTCTACACTTGTGGCATAGCCACTTACACCCGATAAGAATGTATCAGTAGCATAAGCAAAGCGTAGTTGTTCAATCTCAGCACCTAGGTCAATACGGTAGAGTCCGGGTTGACCATCAATAGCACCAGTAACCCATACGAATCTATCTCTAAAAGCAAAGTCTAATCCTGTATTGGCTGCCTCAATAATTAGTGGACCGTATGATAAGTCACCATTTGTATCTGATATGGCGGCTACTCGTACACCTTTGTTGGTGCCAATTACTAAATAGCCTAGATAGGATTCAATCTTAAGTGGATACTCACCAGTAGGTAGTTGCGCTGCAATAACACCAGAGGTAAGAACTGGCATAACACCAGCAATATTTAAAGTAAACTTATAGATAGCACCATTGCCACCAGCATAACCGGCAGCATAGATAGCAGAGCCACCCTCTGATATGGATGTCCAAGTCCAGTCATCATTAGGGTGAGTGTATGTAGCCGTAGGTAAGGTGTGAGAAGAACCTTTAGCAGCAGTTAATTCATAAATAGAGCGACCAATAGCACCAACTAAACGTTGTTTAACCCAACCTAATACAACTTTTTCACTGCCAGTATTATAATATTCTGAGTAGCCAGCAGTAGGAGTTGCAATAGGACCTGTATAAATGTGGTCATTGTCTGCTATAAACAAGTGTGCACCATCTGTTGCAATAGCAAGAGTAGCAGTATCTAATCCAGCAGTAACAGGATGTGTATAAGTAACTGCAGTACCTGTAGGGGTATAGTTATTGATAGTTGTATTTGCTGGTGTCCAGCCAAGTATCTTGTTAGTAGACCCATCAACAATAGATAGCACTTTGTAGATACCAGTAGTAACGCCAGTTAGATTGGCTGTTTCTTTAAGAAGTGTTGCTTGTCCCTTGGTCCATACATCAATGTTCTGTGAGTCTGCAAAACGGTGGGCTACGGTTTCACCTGCAGATGGGTCATAGAATTTGATGCCAGTACCATTATGGAATGATGATTGAGAACGCAACCACCAGCCAGTTAAAGATTGTTCACCCGGTTCAGCAGAGTTATCGGATTGTTGTTTATTAAATGGAGCAGTCTGTCTAATGTATGGACGGTCATCTGCTATAGCATAGAAGAACGGTAGTCCACCTACTGCTACATCGTATGACTCTGTAGTGTTCTGCCATACAGAAGTAGATGAAACAATACCTAAGTCAACAGCAATGGAGCGACCAATGTTTGCAGTGGCGGAGCCTCTGCCTTCGGTTATATCTCTACCTGCCACGTTGCTCCTTTGGTTTCATCTGCTCATCTAATGGGTCAGACCTATCCTCCCAAGAAGGGAGGTAGTCATCTGTACAACTGCCTGTTAGTAAAGACATTACAGTGCTGCAATTTCCTCTGCGGTTAATCCTAATGCTGCTAACTTTGCTTGTCCTGCTGCCTTGGCTGCTGCCTTTGCTTCTGCTTCTGCTTCACGCGCTGCGCGGTCTGCTTCTGCATTGGCTCTGTCAATCTCCATCTGAGCAATTTCCTCATCTGTCAATTCAATAACAGATTGCACACCTGTTGTGCAGTTAACTTCGATTCTTGTTGGTCTGTCCATTGGTTTCTCCTAACTAGATTTGATGCCGTAAAGGGTTGCTGTACTGTAT